CCGTCTGTGTAGTTTAGCTCAGTAACTGTAGCGGTAATACCGTCTAAAGTGTTTAGCTCTGCAGCCGTAGCCGTTAGAGCAGTACCACCAATTGTTAATGAAGTAGGATTAGTACCCACCTCAATCACTGTACCGCCTGAATCTTCAGTATACAAACGTTTGTTGGTAAGGTCTAATGCTGGTTCGCCCTGAACCAAGTCTCCAGCAAGCGGAGCGCCAGACCCATTCTTAAGTTTAATTGTGCTAGCCATTTAGACCACCTCGAATTTGTTTACTTTGGAAAGGAGAGTTCTTAACTAAAACTCTCTAACAATTAAAAAACTTTAGTTAAGAGAAAACCCCTCCGAAGAGGGGCTTGGAAGGGTTTAGCCGTTGACAGCTAATACGAAGCCAGTCTCGGGACGCAACACTTGAACGCCGTAGAGACGGTCAGCAGTGTACAGAGTACCCAAGAACTCCTGCTTGTACTGAGTCTGAGAGCGAACGCCCTGCTGCTCAGCCATTACCATGGTGTCTTTGTGACCAAGGATAGCACCACGTACTGCACCACCAGCTGCGTTTTCTGCAGCAGTTTCAATAGTTCGGCAGTTAGCTGAAACGTAAACGTCTACACCGTAGAGGTTACCAATAAGACCGCTGTTGACAGCCTGACCAGATACAAAGTCAGAAGACACGTAACGGTCAATACCCATGATAGTGTTACGAACAGAAGGTGGGATGATAAGCGCACGTCCGTCCATAGGTACGTTGTTGTCATCAAGCTTCTGGATCATGTCACGGAAGAACGCATCAGTGAATACGTCAGCAGCTGCTACAGTATCTACAGCGTAAGCAGTAGTGCCAGTAGAAGCATCGTTGTAGTAAACGTTGCTGTGAGTCCAGTCTGAGCCATCACCGTTACCGAATGACTTACCAAGAGCAAACAAGTCATCATCAACTTGCTTAGCAAGAGCGTAACCAGCATCGCCAGTGTAGAACTGACGTAGAGACGCAAGAGCCTGTGCTTCAGTAATGTCTTCAATCAAACGTGAGTATTCAAAGTGCTTGTTGATAACAACCTGTACTTCGGTCTCAACAGCATTCTGAACAGTTACTGCTTGGTTTTCCACCTTAGCATTCGCAGTGCCACGAGTGGGCTTAGGAATGTGGATGGTGTCGCCTTTCTTGCCAGTCATTGACATTTTCTTGACAAGGTTAGCAAGTACTAAGTTTTTCTCATACGCAGCAACAACCTCATCACTCCAGATTTCTGGAATAAAGACTGCTGCTGAAGTGTTATCTACAAATCCACCAGTGGCGGGGTAAGTTGAAGTAGCCATTAGATTCTCCTAAATGTTAGCTATTTAACCCGTCCCTCTTGATACGCCTTCATGATCTCATCAGATAGGCTTTGGTATCGGTCAGGGTCAGTTTTCATAAGTTTAATAATGTCTGCCCTACGATAAATCTTACGTGACTGACTGTCTGGATTTCCACGAGCATTGCCAGTGTTAGCTGACTTTACTGCTTCCTTCCGTCCAGCTTTCTCTGCCTGTGCAGTTTGCTTGACAGTGGTTTGACGATCTTTCCACAGTGTGAATAGTTCATCAGCCGCTTCATAGTCATACTGCTGGTCAGCTTGTACAAACAATTGAGTCCTAATCTTAGATGCCTTAATCCATTCTGCAAAGCGGTTGTCCTGTAGGATCGTCTGCATCTCTGGATGTTTAGCTTGAAGCTGATTTAAAGCGGATGCTTTCTTGTACTGTTGAGTGTACTGTTCAGCTTCTTTAATCTTAGGATGGTTCTCAATGGCTTTACTTACTGCCTTATCAGGGTCAGTGAAGAAGTCATAATCATCATCTTCAGGCTGTTGTGGTGCTTGTTGTTGTTGTGAGAGTTGTGTCTGAATATAACTGTCAACAACTTTCCTTAACTCACCTACTTCAGAACTCTGACGACCTAAAAGCTTCTCAGCCTCTTGGTGCATCCTTGCAAGTTCTGCAGCTGACTTACCTCGGTACTTATCAGGTAAATCTTCTTCTTCAGTTTGTTGAGTTACCTCTGGTTGAGGCTCTTGTTCAAACTGTTCTTCTTGTGTGTCAAGTTCTGCTGTATCTACGTTATCCTCTTCAGGACGCTCGTCAATTATCTTTGCTGCCATTATTAAACCCCGTGCCTAAGCATTGTGGAGAGTGGTAGTTTGTAGAAGGGCTCTAAGAGTTTGCCTTCCGTTCTTGTTTGATCTTCCTTTCTCGGTCTCTAGCCCACTTCATAGTAGCTCCTGCAAAGTCACCACTGTGAGGTTCTAGTACAGACTTGATTGGAGAGATCACTTTCTTAGCGTCTTTACCGCACTCGCACCTAATAAGTTCGATATCGTCACTAACAAAGTATTCTTTAATGTGTCCATCAGGACATTTAAAATCTCTAATCTTCAGCATCTTGTTCTGCCTCAGCTTGCTCCTGAGCGGCAGCAACTTGAGACTCAAGATTAAGGATGTTAGCCATTACTGCAAGTTGTCCTTTGCGGAAGTAAAGGTCTTGCTCGTCTTTAGTACTTTCAATTGAGTTAACACTCTGAGCTGATGCTTGAATGTCTCCTAAAAGAATCTTCCATCCTTCTGAACGGAACATGTCATTTAGGTCACGAAAGTACTTTTCTGTTTCTGGTGTCATTAACTGTTTCTCCTTAGGGGACAGTGTTAATATTTATGTTGACTTTACAATCATACTATGTTATAGTATAGGTATATTATATCATACTTTTGAGTAAAAGTCAAGTTAAATTTTAGTTACTTTTTCACAGTCTTCATCTTTTTACCAGACTTAGCTGCTGCCTTCTTAGCTGCTGCTTTGCCCTTAGCTGTGTATGAGTATTTCTTTCCATTTACCATTGGCATAGTTACTTCCTTTTCTTGGTTGTTTTAGTTCTTACCATTTTACCTTATCAGCCCAGTATGCTGCAGACATCTTGCCTTTAGCAATGTTGGAAGCGTGACGAGCTTTAAAAGACTTCTGTCTAGCTGTTGGCTTTTTATCACCACTAACACCCTGTTGTCCAAACCTAATGGTTTTAACTTTGTCACCTTCCTTGGCAACAACTACGTGAGACTTCTTAGGATGACTCGGAGTTCGCTTTGGTTTGTTGTACCCGCTTACTCCCGCTCGTTCTAGTCTTGAGTCTTTCTTCTTGGGCATTTACTTTAGCCTCCAGCTCTGAAAGTTTTTTTAATAGACCTGCGTAGCTATCGTTTATTTCATTTAAAGCTTTGTTTAGGTCGTTACGTGTAATCATATTGCTATCCATTCTCCAAAAGATCTAACGTACATAAGATGCACAGTTGTGTCCTTGGTGTTAAGCGTTAAAGTTGTACCACCATACTCTGCTTCGTTATACTCAGCGATGTTATAGTAGTAAGAGTTATAGATGTGAATATTTCCTACAATCTGTATGGTATTGCTTGTTGATAAATGTACCAGTACAGTTTCTCTGTCTTTAGGTGACAGGTTTAACACAACAACAGCGTCAGCAACACACTTAAGTATTTCAGTTCCTGCTGTTGTGTGGTCAGCATCAACTACGTAGGGCGTAGCGCTTGCTAAGTCTGCTCTTGATAATGGTATGTAACTCATTAGATTGCCAACCACTCACCAAATTCATGAACGTACATTAGATGAATAGTGGTATCAGCTTGCTCTACAGCAAGACTAGCGTAGCCAAACTCACCTACATTGTACTCTGCAATGTTATAGTATGCGGGGTTAACAATATTAATAAACCCTACAATGTCAATCTTATCGTCTGTAGCACAGTTAATAAGTACTGTTTCACGGTCTTGTGGGTTCTCGTTAAGAACAATTGTAGCACTCTCTGTGACTTTTAGAATCTCTGTGGTAGAGGTTGTATAGTCAGCAGTAAGTACAGCTGCTCTAGCGTAACCTAAGTCTGCGCGGCTTGGGGTAGATCTAGAGACTGCATAAGTAACTTTAGGAGCTGTGTCTAGTGATCGTACTTCACCTGCATCTATTTCTTTACCGTCTGTTAGCTTAATAACTAAGTGTCCGTCAAAGTCTACAGAAGCGTCAGAAACACCTACACCGTTTTCTCCATCCTTACCGTCTTTACCGTCATTGCCGTTGACTCCAGCAATACCAGTGTCCCCTTTGTCCCCCTTATCACCTTTGTCGCCTTTGTCACCTTTCTCACCTTTATCTCCCTTATCGCCTTTTATTGTTTTTACTTTGGCGATTTTACTTTCTAAGGAAGAGGCAAGCTTAGTGATCTTGTCGTCTAAAGCTAATAAAAAGATATTAGGATTCACGTGGCATCAACCTCTGCATCAGCTGTTGTTCCATTGCTTTGGAGCTTTCGTTTTCAACTTTCTTAGCTGACATTGATTGCTCTTGTAGCGACACTTGCTTTTCTTTTAACAACATGTCAGCAATCTTCAACCTACGCTCAAACTCTTTGTCGTCATTCTCACCCTCGCGTATGTTGGTAGTGACAGCTTTAAGCTTATCAATCTCAAGCTCCTGAGGAAGCATCTGAGACTCGACAGAGTACTTCTGAGCCCTAGCCATTGCCTCTTGTGCTTGCGCCTGTAGAGTGGCTGTCTGAGCCTCCTGAAAGGCCATCTGAGCTTGCATCTGAGCCTGTTGCATCTGTTGTGCTTCAGGGTTAGGTTGTGAAGCCTGTTTCATTGTAGCAATCAGTTCTTCACGGTTACTTAGGTTCATGTTGTCAATGATCGATTGAATCAAGACAGGGTACAGTGGGCTATCCTGTTGCATCGTCTGTAGCAACTGTACAAGCTGTGTTACTTCGTACTCTCGTGCAATGATACCTAAAGAGCTTGTAGCGTTAAACTTGTAGTCCTTGACAGGGTACAGTTCAGGTTCAAACTGCATATACCGATAAGCTGCTTTTTGCACAAAAGGCAACAAAAAAGATTCTTGGAAGTTTATAAGGGTGCGTTTATGACGCTTAATAATAGCACCAAGAGACATACTGATCCCAGCAGCAGTAGGTAGGAAGATCAA